CGAAAGGAAAACCGATGAAAAAGACAGCTTTTAACTTCAACGTAAACGAAGAGAACGCGGACGATTTTGCAGTGATACCGAATGAAGACCTCCAAGCGATTGCCCAGCTTGTGAACGTAATCACTAAACAGATGGGCGTGTTGGAAACTCTCTTGGGCAATGCAGGCATCTCAATGTTCTCATTCGAAAAACATACTAAGACACTGGCGGACGTTAAACCTACCACTAAATAAAACGTACCCGTTTTTCTCCCTACCTTGCCCCGTCACTAGCTGGCGGGGTTCTTTTTTGCCCGTATGACAGAATAATACCTAGCAGGTTGAACTGGCGGGATATTCTGGCCGGTTGCTTGTTCGGGATAGCTAACAATATCCACATCAAAACATTCACATCAAAGGTAAACAGTACAGGTAATTTTGTCAGACCAACCTTGTGCGCGTGTGCGGGTGCGGCAATATTACTGCAGGGGATGTTTCAGCTTGTACGTTTTGCCTGTTTGTCCGCTGGGCGGTATTGGCAAGGGAAAAATCGTCTCAGGGGGTTGTTAGGGCCACCGGGGGTGTACGGGTACTTGTATGCAAACCCGCCATATTTTTTATTTTTTTGTGAATTTCATACAGAAAAAGGGGACGTACCGAAAGGTACTCCCCTGCATGAACCAAAACGTACCCCGTTGGTACACCAAAACGTACTCCCTACGTGAGTAGTGGTGTTTCCCCGGCGGGTTACACCGGCAGTGTACAGTTCAAATCACGTCCTGTCAACCCCAAATCGACAGTTATCGTATTTTTTCTTGACAGGGGATACCTTAAACACTAATATAACAGTGAAGAGTTGCATCTCACTAGCAGATGTCCCCGCAAAAACCCCGATATCTTTACATTGACGGACAGTACTGGCTAGAAAAGTGCGGCAACTCTCCCAAACGCGTACATTTTAGGTACGAATTAGAGAAAACCGATGAATTTACTTGCTCAACAGCACAAAAAACGTGAGTTGACACCCCAACAGCGTACGTTTCTCGACAACCTGTTCGAAAATGGTGGAAACGTGACCGATGCTGCCCTATCTGCAGGGTACTCTCGTGGGTCAGTCAGTTGGTTGAAGGACAGTTTGTCCGATGAAATCATCTCACGTACAAAAAACCTGCTTGCTACGAACGCTCTGAAGGCTGCGAACCGCCTTGTCAATACCATAGACAACCCCGTCCCCGACAGAGGCGACGATTTGCGCCTCAGAGCGGCTGAATCACTGTTAAATCGTGTAGGCGTAGCAAAACAGGAACAAATAAACCACAACGTACAAGCCATCCACGGTGTTGTACTGTTACCACCAAAGGAAGAGGTCGTAATCGATGGCTGAAGGTAGAAAGGGACGTGGTAATCCGCTTGCTGAAATGCTTGCAAACATGCCACAAGAACAAAGAAACAAATACATTCGTATGTTTGGTGGTAGAATGGACGAAAATGAAGTGCCGATTGTAAAGATAGACGAGGAAGGACAGTACGAGTTTGACTTTGCACAAGGTGGGAAGGTATATCGTGGAAGAAAAGCAGCCAGTTCAGCCGAAAAAACGCGGTAGACCTAAAAAAGACCCCAACGCACCGAAAGCTATCTACAATCTGTCTCGTGCAGAGATAGCCAGACGTGCTGCACAGAAACAAGTACGCCAAGCGAAGAAAAGAGCTGCTAAAGCGTCCAAGACTGCCGAAGATAAACGAAGGTACGCCCGTAAGGTCGAGCAGTCACAAAGCCGCGTAGAGAAGGCTCTAAACGGCAAACAGACCACATTGATAGATGAAGGAGACTTACAAAACGTACCGGCTGCGGTCTCCGATTTGGTAGAAGAGTATGAAGTTGTTTTCAAACCTAATCCCGGACCACAGGAACAGTTCTTGTCCGCTGGTGAACGGGACGTATTGTATGGCGGTGCAGCAGGGGGCGGCAAAAGCTTTGCCTTGCTTGCTGACCCTTTGCGGTTTTGCCACAACCCTAATCATCGTGGGCTACTTCTCCGTCGGACTCTGGACGAACTAACTGAACTCATCGACAAGTCACGACAACTATATACAAAGGCGTTTCCCGGCGCAAAGTTTCGTGAATCAAAATCAACGTGGCACTTCCCATCAGGAGCCACCATCTGGTTCACGTACCTCGACAAAGACAAGGACGTGACTCGTTTTCAAGGACAGGCGTTCAACTGGATAGGTATTGACGAGATAACCCAGTACCCAACGCCGTACGTTTGGGACTATCTTCGTTCACGTCTTCGTACGACTGACCCAGAATTACAGCAGCATCTGTACATGCGCTGCACAGCCAACCCCGGTGGTGTTGGTGGCTGGTGGGTTAAGAAAACGTACATTGATAATGTTGAACCAAACAAACCGTTTGCTGCGTTTGACATCGAAACAAAAAAAGAATTTCTGTATCCTCCTGTTCATGAGAAAGCAGGCCAGCCTCTATTCTACCGAAAGTTCGTACCAGCACGACTGACAGACAATCCATTCCTGATGGAGGATGGACAATACGAAGCAATGCTGCTATCATTGCCTGAAGTAGAGCGGAAGCGATTGTTAGATGGAGATTGGGATGTTGCAGAGGGTGCAGCCTTTCCTGAGTTTTCTCGTGTTCGACACGTGGTCGAGCCTTTCGAATTACCTACCAACTGGCCCCGCATACGAGCCGCCGACTACGGCTATGCGAGTCCTTCGTGTGTGCTTTGGGGTGCTATTGATTGGGATAACAATATTTGGGTCTATCGTGAGTTGTACGCCAAACACTTGACAGCAGAAGAACTCGCTGATAAAATACTAGAAGCAGAACAACTTGACCCACCTGCACACTACACCGTACTCGATTCATCATGCTGGAATAAGACAGGCTTCGGACCGTCTATAGCTGAAACGATGATGAGAGCAGGAGTGAGGTGGACACCATCTGACCGCAATCGATTACAAGGTAAGATGGAAATACACAGACGATTAGCTAATGACCCGTACACAGAAGAACCACGGGTTCGTTTCTTTTCTAACTGTCAAAACATAATTAAGCAGCTTACAGGCATACCGCTGTCCAAAACAAACAGCGAAGACGTAGACACCAAAGCAGAAGACCACGCATACGATGCTCTTCGCTATATGCTGATGACAAGAATGAGCGGTTACGCTGCCATACATCAACAGCTTGGTGCAATCAAGAATCAAGTACACAAAGTACAAGATGAGGTATTCGGTTACTAATGGCTACAAAAAAGCAACAAACCAGAATAAATGAATTTAATTTAATTAAGAGTACGCTGTTTCCAAACGGTCAGATTCCCCCTATGGCTGAAATTCAGGAACGTTTGTCTAGCGGTAACTATTCTGTGCGAGATGGGCTGATTGCTCGTTTGTATAAGAATGGTGTGCCTGTAGACCCTTTCCTGCTTAAAAACGATGAAACAAAAGTATTTGCTACAGCAGTTGAAAAAGCATTTCCTAATCCAACTAAAGTGGCTAGAAACATTGAGGGTATTGCAGGCACAATAACTAAACTTGCTAGTTCCAAAATACCACTTGATTCATCGTTTACTGAATTAGAAGTTGCTAGTCGCGCACCTGATTTTAGTGATGATACTAGGACTAAAATTGTAAAGCCCATCGTTGAAGATGTAAAGTCTGTTATTGCAGGTGATGTAAAAAGAACAGTAACTGGAACCCGTAAACTTGCAAAAGGTGCAATTCCAATCGGTGTTCTTGAAGGAGTCATGAAAGGAATTGGTAATATTACTGACCCTATTATTCGTGATGCTGTTGTAGCAAGTATGCTTGGTTATAGAGGAACAGACCTCTCTGGTATTGTAACAAACGCAGAACAAGCAGAAGAGATGTATCCCGCTCGTCCGTACTATGACAGACAATCTCAAGTTATGATGTCTCCTGATGCAGAGTTACCGGGCGGGGGTAGAAAAGGAAAAGGACCAGACAGACCTCTTGGTCCAGTTATGGCACAGATTATGAATCGTCGGTACGATTCTGCTGTAGATGGAGAATTATTTCCAGATGTAACAACAGGGAAGTTAACTGCCGCACTTAAAAAGCATGTTTACCCCAATATAGACAAGGACACACTGAAACTTCTTAAAAAAACACCTAGCGGTTACACTGATATGCGTCGTATTGTGGCTTCAGCTATAGCCAATCAGCTAGGTAATCCACAAGCTGCTGCAGAAATCATCAGTCATAAAGGTGACCCATCAGAAAAGATTGACCGTGTTATGACCGGGTTCTACACAGATGTTGAAAACATCGATTCATTAGAAGCACGTCGTACAGCATTGATTGGTTTTGAAAAGCTGATGGCTGATGCTACAGGTCAAGTTGATGCAAAGGGGTTAGGTACATATCTAAGATTAAATTTAGACCCAGAGTTTAACGCTACTTATCCTGAGTTTAAAATAAAAGCTGGCTCTGAAGTAGCTTCAGCCGTTAAAGTTACACCTGCAACACCTGAACAAGTTGAAGCTGGTAGTGACCTTTCTGCTGCTCGTATGCAACAGTCTGCAGCCGAAGCACGATTAAGTGCAGAACAGTCTGGATTACAAGCTGACCAAACTACCATAGAGCGAGGTAAGATAGCACCAGAGGTTGCAGAGGCACAGGCTGCTGTAGCAGGTGCAAAGAAAGAACAGGCTGCTCAAGCTGCCTCAGATGAAGCTGAAGACCTTAAAAAGGGACTTATAAACAAATACGCACGTCCCATGACAAAGGCAGGAGCGAAGGTTGCAAAAGTCGTTCTTCCGGGCGTAGGTGTTGCAGTAAGTATGTTGGCAGCAAAAGACACTTCCGCTGCAGTTTTTGAACAAGCTACAAAATTAGGCCTTCCTACCCCAGTGGCAAAAACTGCTGGATATATAGCAGGCGCGACAGAGTTTTTACCCGTAACACCATCAGACATTGTTTCTGTTGCAAAGGCTATACCAACAGAGCCAACGATGGTTACACAAGCACAGCAGCGTCAACAGGCTGCACAGTACGATTTTGGAGACGAGTTTGGAAACATACCCCCAGATACAGGGCAATCTATTCCAACTGCTCCGTTAAATATTCCTGACCCTGTTCCGTCAAACATGGGTATGTTATCTGCAGGAGCAGCAAAGGAAAGAGTTAACCTTGCCACTAGAGCCGCAGAGCAAGGTGAAGAAACTACACTAACAGGCTCATTTTTACAACCTCAATAACAAGGAGCATAGCAATGTCCAACTTGAATTTTGGAGAAGGCTATATCATGAACTCTGATAAAACATCCGTCGATGACCAGATGGGAGCAGCAGACCTATACCGTGAAGGTTTAGAGTTTGATACTAAAACTGCTCAAGGTGTTCTTACAGAAGATATGCCTAAAGTAATGACCAAAAAAGCAGTTGACCCTTCTCTAATGAAGATGGCTGAAGAACGCGATTACTAAAATGTCTGATAACTTTCTTGAACCTGCAGATGATACTGCCGTTAACATAATCAATCCAGAAGAAAAGATGCCCGGTCTTGTTGGGTACATCAAAGGTAAACTGCAAGATTCTGAGAACGGTAGGTATTCGTACGAACAGAGATGGCTAAAAGCATATAAGAACTTTCGGGGGATTTACGATTCTACTACTCAGTATCGTGATTCTGAGAGGTCAAAGGTATTTATAAAGATTACCAAAACTAAAGTGCTTGCTGCTTATGGGCAGATTGTAGATATCCTGTTTGCTAATAAGAAATTTCCTATTGTAGTCGAACCTACCCCTGTTCCAGAAGGAATAGCGGAGTTTGCTCATATAGGTACACCACTTGACGATATCATTGACCCGTACGGTTTTGATGGTGACGGTAGAGAATTACCTTTTGGTGCAACGCAAGCTACTGGGGGTGATTTCTTAGGCGGGTTACAAGGAAGATATCAGAACGCGAACTTAAAAGAAGGTCCAGCTTTGATGGGGGAACCTCAGATAAGCCCGGCTCAAAAAACAGCATTGAATATGGAAAAGCAAATCCATGACCAACTGTTGGATACAAGTGCAGTT